CAAAAAAAGATTTCGAGAATGTGTAATAAGTGTTTAGCGAGTTTGGTCCACCGACATTACCTGTCGCAACACCCCACCCACCTCTATTGCCTGTAGTGAAAAAGATTGCGTAACGCTCAGGTTGATTCAGTCCGCAAGAAGGCGCATCCCAATCTAAAAGAATGTTTGTGTCGTTCTCGGATACAACTAGGTTTTCGGGTGGGCAGATTGGTGGGTTTTCTGCGTTCGCTGTTTGTGGGAAGAACGAGAACAGGATTGCTGGTAGCGGTATAAGCCACCTTGTTAGATTGCGACCCACTCTAGTTCTTCTTCGTTCCACGAGTATTGTTCACCGTCTGTAGGCATTGGTGTTGGCGGCTGCCAATCATGGTTTTCGTCAAGTGTCCACGAAGGGTATGGTTGTGGTGCTACGAACACATCAGCGATCGGGTCATAGTCGTACCCAATTCCTGCGTACTGTTTACGCATAGAGTTCGTGTACGAAGTTTGTTTCCACATCGTATGCCCGAAGGTTTGTGTCAGGAACGCTACGCCTGATTCTTCTTCGTTTGTTGGGTCGATTGCGTTGTTGGCTACAACGAGTACTTCTAATACTTTGTTGTTGCCGTCAAGTTTTGCGAAATGTGCCATAAGTTTGTCTCCTAGAATGTTATTGTTCCGCTACCCGTGAACGAGTAGATTCTGTATCCGCCCAATGTTGTTACTGTGGGGGAACCTGTTGTGGCTTGGGCTAAAGCGTATGAGTCTGGGTATCTTAGGATAACTATTCCGCTACCGCCTGCGCCACCTGGTCCTCCATAAGTACCGCCGCCACCGCCGCCACCGCCGCCACCGCCTCTATTTGCTGTTCCAGCAGTTGCAATAGTTTGAGAATTACTTGCTGCACCGCCTCCACCCGAACCCCCTGTTCCTGGAGAGCCTCCTACCCCAGCACCACCGCCGCCGCCACCAGCATAAGTAACTGATGAACCTGTAATAGAAGATGCAGTTCCGTCACCACCAGCAGAACCAGCAGCGCTAGATGACCCAACAGCAGATGAACCACCACCACCTCCGCCCCTAACTCCAGCAGCGCCAGCACCTCCATTATTGCCTTGACCTACAATTCCAGAACCACCAGCCGCTGACAAATATCTATCACCGCCACCACCAGAACCACCATTTCTACCTACATTTGAACCAGACGGACCTTGGTCTCCGCAACCTCCACCGCCACCACCAGTTGAAGTGATTGTAGATAAACCTGTTCCTGATATTACTGAATTTGAACCATCTCCACCTGGGTTTTGACCAAAACCTCCAGAATTAATAGCCCCACTAACGCCTCCAGAACCTACAGTAATAGTGTAAGTTACTGATGGACTTAGAGTTGTAGTAGAAGTTAATAATCCGCCAGCGCCACCACCTCCACCTTCAGCAGCGCCACCGCCACCGCCACCAGCGACAACAAGATAATCGACCGTAGGAGTAACACCCGTAGTCGTAGCAGAAACGACAACCTGCGAAGAAACATAACCCAAAGAACGGCGAGAACGATCAGAGAAAGCAGACATCAGAAAGTAATCGTTCCCGAACCAGTAAAACTGTAGATTCGATATCCGCCCGAAGTTGTTACAGTCGGTGAACCTGTTGTGATTGCTTCGGGTAAAGAATCCGTTGTGCGCAAAATAACTACACCGCTACCACCTGAACCAGAAGTGTAAGAAAGAGTGCCACTTCCTTGCCCACCGCCACCACTACCAAGATTGGCTGTGCCTGCAGTAGCATTTGCTGCAAGTGAACCAGCACCACCGCCACCTGAACCACCAGCACCAGCAGGACCAGCACCATCACCACCGCCACCACCACCGCCACCGTAAGTTACCGATGAACCAGTAATACTTGACGCAGTTCCATTTCCACCAGCCCCACCAATAGTGCCTGATGGCGCAATCGTGCCAGCAACAGCAGTTCCACCACCACCGCCACCAGCACCACTAGCAGTTCCTCTTCCACCGTCTTTGCCTTGATTGACTGTTCCTGTTCCACCTGCTGCCGACCCAGAATAAGACCCACCACCGCCAGAACCGCCATTTCCACCAATATTGTCTGGGGAGACATTGCCACCACCAAATCCACCGCCAGCAGAAGTTATGGTTGAAAATACAGAATCAGAACCAACATTTCCTTTTATATTTGTGCTAACACTCGCACCACCAGCACCAACAGTTACCGTATAGTTTGTGCCAGTTAGCAGAGACAACGCTGATTCTAGAGAACCGCCACCACCAGTCGCCGTAACAGTTGAGCGCATACCACCAGCACCGCCACCACCAGCACCGTTTTTACCACCTGAACCGCCGCCTGCGACAACAAGATAATCGACAGTTATAAAAGCAGTAGGTGTTGGCAGAACGGTGTAAGCCGAAACATATCCACCGTCACGGCGAGAACCCATAAACTAACCCAGTAACGCTTGTGCTTCGTCTGCTGTCAAACCAAGTTTATCTAACACCGCTTGTCGAGCAACCTGCTTCGCTTCAAGAGCATCAGCCTGTGCTTCGATTGCGGCTTGTGTTTCGGCATTATCTTTTTGCCATTGCGCATATTCGTCGTCAGTCATTGGTCGTACTTCGTCGCCAATTTGAATGTTTGGTTTAACTATTGACATAACCGTACACCTTGTAACTTCCTGTAATGCTCGACGCAACCGAACTAATAAATGTCAAACTATCCATCGCTGTACCAACATCTAGAGATAAACCTAGTGAACGAAGAACAAAAGCGTTTGCTGCTTTATTCAAAAAATTGACTTGACCTACACAAGATTTTCTAATCGTAGTATTTGGTTGAAAAATATCTAAAACCAAATTGTAAACTAGCGAACTACCGCTATCGCTTTCGCCGACATTCCACGATGTAGCACTAGAATCAGCAACATTTGATGCGCTATTTGTTGAAAGAAATCCTGTTTGTCCTGAATAATAATTTGCTGTTGTGTTATCTGAGCCTGATGCCCGCATCCGTAAAGTAAAATCTGCGTCAGATGTACAAGCCGTTAAATTTACAATCATACGATAATTCAAATATGTAGCCGAAAATGTGTCTGTCGGCAAACTAAAATTAGTTGCGGTTGTAAAACTTGCGCCAGTAACAAAAACCAGCGCAGAGTTGATACCTGTCGGAACTGCTTGAACAATTTGGCTAGAAGTATAAGCCATAACTAAACCGTAATTCTATTTACATACCCGTGAATACAAATCACATTCGCCGTACCAGCAAACGCACGAACAACTTTTGCTGTAGCGTTACCCTGCAACAAAAGTCCAGGGATTACTGTTACAAGACCAGCCTCAGGCAAAACAGTAACCTCGATATTGCCATCAGGTGCAGTAGCCTCGCCCCATTCAATCGTCAATTTGACCGATGAAGTAGAAGTGTTTACTGCATACAACCAAATTTCATCAATCGTGGTTGTAGTCGTAGATGCTGTATGAATTGCCGTACCCGCAGTTGCAGTTGCGGCAACCTTGATTGCAAGACCTGTACCTGTTGAGCCTGCTGGTTGTAATGCTAATTTTGTAAATGTTGCCATGTCTCTCCTATATTAAGCGAATACCTGTGAACCTATAACCAACTGGTCGCTGTCACCAGCAACACTCGGCGGAAGAACAGCCCAAGCAGCATCCGTACCATCAGAAGTTAGCACATAACCCGAAGCACCGATAGCAATACGGGCAACCGTAGGACCAGAACCCATCGTCAACAAATCACCACGAGTAGTCATCGTCGACGCAAACAAGTTCGCCTCATCAGCCTCATCAGCCGTGAACACCGGATAGATCGTCGCACCCGAAGCATGAGACTGAGCCGTAGTGTCATCCTGCGCACGAGTCAACGTCAACACAGAACCAGAAATAGTCGCCGAACACTTCTCCTCAGAAGCAGTACCAGGACTTATAACAACATAAAACGGTACACCCGCAGTAGAAGGCCAACCTGTTGTCGCAGCCAAAGTCGCAGACGTGTCACCAGACGCCAAAGCGTTAGTGATCGTCGTCTGTGCCGCCGCACCTTTATATTGTCTACGTGTTACCGCTGCCATTGAACTCCGATCATATCACTACCTTACAGAACGCATCACCACAATAGCAGTACCCTCATGGTCGTTTTCTTTGTGGGCGTACGACAACTGCTGTATTTGCATCTGTACGTTCTCAACCACCACAGCAAAAGTTTCGGTGTTTTCCTGGTAGGTGACGACACGGGGGTTGTCCACCAAATCCCGCAAATACCCTAATTCGATGTCCACATCCTGCCAGTATTCCCGACCTTGAATGTTCAGTTTGTGGTGCATAATTATAGGTACCGAGAAAATTTGGGAACGCAAAGGCGCCGCATAAGCCCTAGCCATCCAACGGGTCAAAGTCGGGCCTGCTGTACCAACAGCATCACGAGCCAAAGTGACCTTGATTTCTGCCTCAAAAATCTTGTCCTCTAAACCATCAAACGTTTTCTCTTTAGCGTTAACCGTCGAAAACGTAGCAAAATCGTAGAAAGACCCACCATCAGAAGCAACCGATACAGTAACCGAACCAGCCAACGGCAAACATCTGAGATCAAGTTTCGGAATAAACTTGGCGTCAGGAACACCCCAACGATATATACCCGAACGCAGATAACCAGACGACACAAGGTTCGTGGCATGCGGTTGAAACACCCCGACACCAGACACCGTGAACAGTACATCGTTTTGGAACTCATGTATTGACTGCACCGCACCTTGCGCGGTTGCCATCAGATCGGCTGCGTAAGCAGGCTGGTTCGGGGAAATAAACACCGACACATCCATACGCCCGATACCAGTCGAAGTCGCATCAAAGTTTGACCACGAGAAGTAAACATATTTGCCGATACCAGCCATCGCCCCAACCGAAGCACCAGTCTCTACGAGCGGTCCGACCGTGAGGTTGCCATCGGTATCTGTTGAACAAAAACGGAACCCTGTAGTGGTGCCGAGAATAATGTAACCGAGATAACCGTAAATGGATTGGACAATTTCGCCAAGTGGCAGTTCTGCCGCAGCAGTCGGAATGTCAAGCGACGTGCCATCGGCTTTGATCTGTGTTTTGTAAATGATGCTTGTGTTCCCTGCGTAGCCTGCGCAATAAATGTAATTTTGTCCAGCAGCAAAACCCACCCAAGTCCAGTTCGTGTTTGGGTGCGTATACAACGCAGCCGGGTTGTTCGCTGACGAACCTGCCGCAGTAGTAATGTTCCAAATTTTGCGTTTGTCCACACCCTGCCCAGCGACCATCAACCGACCACGTACATACGCCAAAACACCAGCCTCAATACCGGTGATGTACGCCGACGAAGTAGAAACACCTGCGTTCGTTTGGTCGATGTCACCGTTAGCATACGAATAGAACACGTTGTACCCATCAGATGTGATTGAATACAAATTCGATGCCGCCGTACCAGTCACCGTTGTCACCGTCACAAAATTTGTTGTGTATTTTACGTTCTGTCCATCGGTGCCATACAAACGACCATCAGCCGTAACCGCATACAGGTTCGTGCCAGCAGTCGGATAAACGTTCGTGGTGTCACGCAAAAGCGACAACCTGCCACGAGTCCACGGATCAACACCTTTGCTTGAATAGAACCTGTACGATTCGGCGTCAGCCGTATCCGAATACTGTTGACCGGCACCATAATGCCAAGACGATTGGGAACGACGCCACAAACCTTGCGGGTTTAACGCCGACTCACCAGGTTCAGTTGACTGGTCAACCGAATCACGGACACGGGCATCATACTGTCTTGTGAACTGCCCCGTTTTCATATCCAACATGTACGGGCGACCGTTGATCGCTATAGGGAAAATATCTGGTACAAGTTGTGTGGCCCCTGTACCGGTGTAAAAACTTGACGCAGGTTTGAAAGCGTCTTTGAAACGCAACAGCGTAGCCACAGGCTACTTCCTGAACTTGATCGGATACTGCGCTTTTAGACGTGCCGCTTCAGCGATGACACGTTCACGGCGTAAACGTTGAATGTTCGCAACCGAACCCAACACCGCACCGGCAGGCACCTCATCTGCTCGACGAGTATCGCCTTGTGATTCTGTGAAGTTTCGTTTAATTTCACGACCAGCCATCAAACGCAACACGACACCCATTTCAACAATGTCGTCACAGGTTGTC